AATGTACCAGGAATTAAATAACATCTTATAAAAAAACTACAGGCCCAGGGGGTTTTTTAGAGGCCACCCAAGACTTTTAAAGTTTGCGAAAATTTTAGCTTTAGACCCACAGGAAACATTTTAAATATTTGGTTGACAATAATGTTATTCGCCTTTATTAAAGAAATGATGATACCTGATATTGATGATTTATCTTACATAGAGTGTTATGAGTGTAAAAATTTTTTTTATGTATATGAGTTACCTAATAGTCTTAATGACCCTGTTTATTGTGCCTATTGTGGTATTAAATTCAACCAAATGATGGATATAAGCGATGAGTGAAAAGACCTGTGATAAGTGTTGTTGTGTTGACACTGAAGAGAATCCTATTTTTGAGATACTAGATGATGGTATGTGCGTAGATGAATGGGTTTGTATGATGTGTTTTGTAGAGGAGATGGATAAAGACGATGGCTAATGTACCTGACAGATACACACAGAAGGCTCAGGACGAGCGTGATTGGAAGAAGAGTAAGACGAGGGCAGGGGATAACTACAACTCTGCTAGGTATGACAAGAAGGCATACGAGAACAACTATGACGAGATAGACTGGAGCAAAAAGGGTTGACGGCTAAAGAGATATATGACGACATGAAAGTGTCTGATAATAAAAAATTGTGGGCTTACGCCCAAGAGTTAGCAGAGTTCAAGCGTAAAGAGGCCAAGTCGGCTAAGATTCAGAGTTCTTTAGATGATGTTGACTTTACCGATACCGATAGTATGCGACAGATTGTTTTTCAGCATTTGTTAGCAGAGAGTGGCAGGGGTAACGCACAGGCTTCTGACAAGCTAGGTAAGTATCTAGGCTTAGAGCAAGAGAAACAGAAGATAATTATACAGGTGATTGATTTTGCAGACGCATACATCGAAGAAGATATTGCTTCCACAACTGAAGCCGAGATTCTATCAGACTAACTGTTGGAAGGCTTTAGACAATGGGGCTAGGAATGTATTAATTAGCTGGCCTAGACGGCATGGTAAGGATGTCACTACAGCTAGTATTTTATCTAAACGTGCTATGCAGCGTGTTGGTTCGTACTACTACTTGTTTCCTACTCGCAAGTGGGCAGAGCGTGCTATCTGGAATAACATTGTAACTATAGGGGACAAGTCCGGGCATCTTCTAGACTTGATATTCCCACCTGAGATTGTGGCATATAAAAACAATACTGATATGAAACTTGGGTTGATTAACGGCTCAGTAATTAACTTTAGCGGTACAGACAACCTGGACTTCGTGGGGCAGGGTGGTTATGGGTACGCACTATCTGAGTTCTCGTTGCACAAAGAAGAGGTCACAGGATTTTTGGCTCCTATTTTGGACGAAGGCGACTCGTTTATTCTTATGAACGGCACGATGCGTGGTAAAAGTAATCAATTATATCAGATGTATCAAGCAAACGTGAACAACCCTGACTGGTTTTGCGAGTGGCTTACACCGCAACAAACGAAGAGATATTGTTGGGTAGGGGACGAAATGAACCTAAACCCAGAGCTTCTCGAAAAAATTGATCCCTTGACAGGGATGACATACATGAACGTGCAGAACCGAGTTGACTCTAAGATGATTAGTTACTCACTAGCCAGGCAGGAGTATTTAAATGAGGCAGTAGCTGATGTAGCCAACTCTGTATATGGGTACGAAATGACTGCGTTAGAAAATGATAGCAAGATAGGGGACATTGACCCACCTGATATGCCTGTATATACCTTCTGGGACTTGGGTATGGACGACCCTACGGCTATTGTTTTTGCAAAGATAGAACACAAACAGTGTACAATTATTGATTACTACGAAAGCACTGGACACGATATAAAACATTATATTGATGTAATAAACGAGAAAGGATACACCTATGCAGGACACTACATGCCCCATGATGCTAAGAAAAGAAATAACACTACCGGCCACAACATTCTGGACTTTTGCCGTACTGAGTTTGGTTTTGAAGTACGTCCGATTCCCAAAACAAATTCAGTCCGTGATGACATCGAAATTGTTAGACGTAACTTGCCTGATATACGAATCAATGAACGATGTGTTCGATTGCTTGAATGTCTCAAGAACTACCAATGGAACGCCAATACTGGAAAAATATTGCACAACGAATACTCACACGGAGCAGACGCAGCAAGAATGATGTTTATGGCTATGCATCACGGCATGGTGCAGGATTATCTAACAAAAGAAAAAAGAACTATTAGAATGGATCATTGGGATGATATGGATTTTATTGTATGACACCTTACGAAAAAGCAAAAACTCTTTATAAAGATGAAAAAGACTTTTACATGGTATTAGATAGTTGTGGTCAAAATGGTATAATTATCTCTAATAATGAAGTTTTCGCATGTGGATACAAAACATATTCTGATTATATACATAAAAAGTCTTATAATAAACTTGACAAACCTGATACTTGGTTCGTATATTTGCTCGCAGGTAATCCTAGATCAGTATTTGATTTAGTTGAGCCGTTAGAATTTATTTGTTTTGAACGATTTGATAAGAGATTTAGATTAATAAGGTTCGATAGAATAAGAAAACTTTATAGGAGATAAGATGGGATCACCACCAACGCCGCCACCACCACCACCGCCACCACCACCACCTGCGCCACCTGTTGAGCGTAGAGATGTTTCTGCTCAAGTAGACATAGCTAAAAAACAAACTCAACAGCGAAGGGGCTATCAATCTACAATACTTACATCACGACTTGGTGGTGCAGGAAAAGATACTTTAGGCTAATGGACGCTAAATTTATAATTAAAAAGTACGATGCTATGAATGCTAATGTTCATGGTAATTGGATGAATCTATGGCAAGAGTGCGCTGACTGGTGTTACCAGACTAACGATAACATCAACCGCATTCGTATCGGTGGGCAAGAAAAGCCACCACAACGCTTAATTGACACCTGTATTGAGGCTAACTACAACTTTGCCGCTGGGTTCTTTTCGCACATGTTCCCACCAAACACAGTGTGGGCTAAGTATCGTCACCCATCTCCTATGATGATGGCTAATGAGGGTGTAGCTAACTACTTTGAAGAAGTTAGTCGTATTATACACCAAGTGCTAATTGGTTCTAACTTTTCTCAAGAATCTTTTCAGGCGTTGCTATCACTCGGCTGTTTTGGAACCAACTGCCTATCATTAGAGGAAGATGATAAGAACATTATTCGTTTTAAGAATGTTGTTGTTTCAGATATTCGTATTGAAGAAAACCATCTTGGAGAAGTAGATACTGTAGCCCGTGAGTACAAGCTGACTTTACGTCAATCTATTCAAAAGTTTGGAAGAACTGCTTTAGAAGAAGCTGAGTTTCAAAACATTGATAACTTGCTTCAGACTAATCCTGACAAGAAATACACATTTATTCAATGCGTTCAACCTCGCATGGACTACAATCCTAAAGGTAAAAAGGTTACAGAGCTACCTTTCGCATCTTACCATGTATGCCGTGATACAGGAACTATGGTAAAAGAAAGTGGTTTTGATTATAATCCGTATAAAGTTTCACGCTTTATGGTAGGCAACGAAGAAGTATATGGTCGTTCGCCTATGAGTATGGTTTTAGGCACAGCTAGACGTACCAACGTAATATACCGATCAATGGTTGCGTCAGCAGAACAACACGCTAACCCTCAATGGCTGATTCCAGACGACGACAGCGTTTCTGGTATGTCTAGTCGTGCAGGTGCATTTATTAGATGGCGGGCGACTAACCCTAACGGTAAGCCAGAGCGACTTGCTCCTAATGGTGATCCTGGAATAGCTTTGGAGATGTTTAAGTTACATGATGAACAGATCAAGCGTATGTTCTTTAACCATTTGTTCCGTCCTCTAGATGCGTATCGCAACATGACGGCTACAGAGGTGCAAGAGCGTATGACTACAGACCTAATGCAGCTTGCTCCATTTGTTGCTCGGTATGTTGAAGAGCATGTTACGCCTGTAATGAACCATGTGTATTACATCTTGGCTAAGAAAAAACTTTTGCCCCCAATACCTCCAGAGTTAGCGGATAGCCCGGAGTATGAGGTTGATTATGTTGGCCGACTCTCAATGGCAACGAAGTCATTTGAGACTATGGGGGCTGTTACTACATTGCGTATGTTTGGCGAGTTAGCACAGCTTGACCCCAATATGTTGCAATCTTTGGATAATGTAAATCCAGACAAGCTATTCCGTGAGATATGGTATGCTAACAGTTCTAGTATGAACGCTCTTAATGACCCACAAGATGTAGAGGTTGAGCGTGAGGCTAAGGCTGCTGCAATGGCAGAACAACAAGCAGCCCAACAGCTACCCGCACTTGCAGATGCAACGCAGAAGTTAAGCGGATCAGTTGACCCAAGTAGTATTGTTGCACAACAGTTAGGAGAGTAATGTCACACGAATTATCTAACTTAATATCAGCATACAAACGTGTGTTTAAAACTCCAGAAGGTTCTGAGGTATTAGATGATCTTAGAGATTTTTGCAACATCGATGCTCAAGCAGGTTCTGATCTTTCTCATGCTGACTGTGCCTATCGCAACGGAATGCAAGACTTGTATAGATACGTCGAGGCAATTATATCAGACGATGAATGAAGAACAGTTTATAAGAAAAGTAAAAGCAATGGTTCGGAAACATGAAGGTTATCGGAACTATGTTTATAAGGATAGCCGTGGATACCTAACAATGGGTACTGGTCATAGGCTAACTGATCAAGAGAAAAAAAAATATAAAGAAGGAGATCGTGTAAATGAAAGCTATCTTGAAGGGTTATTTGAAAAAGATTTTAACTTACATTACAAAAGGGCTAGAGAAATTGAAGGGTTTGATTCGTTAACAGATCAACAGAGAGCAGCCCTAATTGATTTAACATTTAATATGGGTGTTAACTGGACTGCAAAGTTTCCCAACCTAATTAAGAATATAAAGAAAGCCTCTGAGCAAACTAATCCTGTGCTAAAAAAAATCTACATGCGTAAAGCAGCAGGTGAGTTGAAGTTTGTAAATGCTGAGAAGTCTGATTTTACTGAGAGTAAGTATTACGGACAAGTAGGTTATCGAGCAGAAGATAACTTTAGACGCTTAATGAATGATAATAATGAGTGGGATTTAGACGAAGTAAGTTATCAACAAGAATATGGAGGTATAGATGAGCCAGAAGCGAACTTTACTTTCTAGAAAAAAAGAAAAGGCTATACCTAAAACAACCAAAGGAAAGGGTCGAAACTATCGATCTGCAAAAGAAGGTGCGGGTATGACGGCTAAAGGGGTTGCCGCTCATCGTAGGGCTAACCCAGGAAGCAAACTGAAAACTGCTGTTACTGGCAAAGTAAAGCCTGGTAGCAAGGCAGCTAAAAGACGTAAATCATTTTGCGCTAGGTCTAAGGGTTGGACTGGCGAAAGAGGAAAAGCCGCAAGGCGTAGATGGAGGTGTTGATATGAAAAAAGGCTTATACGCAAATATTCATGCAAAACGTAAACGCATTAAAGCTGGTTCAGGGGAAAAAATGAGAAAACCCGGAACCAAAGGTGCGCCTACTTTGCTGAATTTTAAAAAAGCAGCTAAAACAGCTAAAAAGAAATACTAACAGAAGGAAGCATAATGGAAGAACAGACACCTGTAGAAGCACCCTCAGTTGAGGAAACTGCAACACAGCCTGTAGAAATACTCACAAGTGAAGGCAAGTTTAATGAATCATGGCGTGAGTCCTTGCCAGAAGAATTGGGAAGCCATTCTATCTGGTCTAAATATGACAACCCTGTAGACTTAGTTAAAGGTGCTATTAATGCACAAAGTTTAGCGGGTCGAAAGGCAGAAGAGTTCTGGGCATCTGATGATGCTAACGACATTGCCAAGCGCAATGAACTTATGGGCATCGGATCATCTGTAGATGATTATGAAATATCATACGAAGCTCCAGAAGGTATAGAGGTCGATGAAGATAGAATCAACGATTTTAAGCAATTTGCTTATGAGAATGGTTTATCTAAAGAGGCAGCACAAGCTCTAGTAAATTGGGAGTTAGAAAAAGTTAGTCAGTCGGTAGGTGATGATGATCGTCAATACGAGCAATCACTGCAAGAGGCTGAAACTGAACTTCGCAACGATTGGAAAGGCGACAAGTACGATTACAATCTTGCTAAAGTTGCTAATTCATTTGATCATCTTGGTCTTGGCGATTTTAAAGAAGACCCTGGTATTGCAAACAACCCTGAGTTTTTAAAAGCATGGTTTGATAATGTAGTTCCTCTTCTTGATAACGATAAGATTATTGAGCAACGCAATTTGGATAATGCACATACGATTGGCGATCAGTTAGCTGAAAATAGTGCTAAACTTTACGCCCATCCAAACACTAATGACTCAACCTATCAAAGTCTACTGCGAGAGCGTGAAGCGTTGTTAACAAAAGAAGCTGAATTAAAAGGTAGTAATTATTAATATTATCTTGACAAGTTAGTAATAGTAATATATAAGGCAATCAGATTTATAAACGGATACCTCGCAAGAGCCTGTGGAAGAATCGAAGGTGAGAACCTAATATTAGGCTAGACCCACACTGTTGTGGACACTCAGGGCCGACTAAAACTAATTAATTATAATCATATAACGGAGAATTATTATGGCGGGAAATCTGCTTAATACTTATGTAATTGGTTTTGACCGGGCTATTCGTGAGACGGTTGAAGTCAAAGGCGGTAAACTTCGTCCTTACGTTCAACTCGCAACAGGCGACTTGTTTCGTAAAGAAGGCGTTTACCAACGCACTACTGGTGGTGGTCTTCCTCAGAAGGTTACTAATCGTTTCGGTGACTCACCTGTGTCAGATATTGACTACAGTCGTCGTCGCACATCTCGTATTTCTTACCAAGATGGTCAATTCATGGATTGGGCTGATGTAAGCAAGATGGGTGTTGATCCTCGCAATGCTAAGTTGCAAGTTATGAAGAACAAGTTCATGCGTCAAGAAGACATTATTCTTGATAAGGCTCTTTTGGCTTCTGCTCAAGGTGGAGCTGAAGGTCAAACTCCTGTTGATCTTGGTGTATCTAACTTCGTTGAAGTTGACGTAACTACTTCAGGAACTGCTGAAGGCTTCACTTATAAGAAGTTCTTGGCTGCTCTAGAATTATTCGGTAGCAACAACGTAGACATCGACTCTCAGGCTCCTGTTTTCAAAATTTCTTGGAAACAATGGAAAGACATGATGGATGATGATAACTTCATTAACTTTGACTACACTTCTCAACGTCCTGTTGACCAGTCTGTAGGAACTGTTTATGACTACATGGGTGCGAAGTTCTGCATTAGCAATATCCTTCCTTACATGGATGAAGATAAAACTACTGCATATACTGCGGGTGATATTAATGTAGACGACACTGACATCAATACAACAACTGGAACATGGAGCAACACAAATAGTGTAGCTACTCGTTCAGCTTACGCATTTATGCCTGACGCTGCGTTGTTGGAAGTCAACCCTGACTTGACTACTAAGATTGCAGAGCGGTCTGATAAGTCGTTCAACTACTACGCTTACATGAAGGCAGAGTTCGGTGCTGTCCGTATGGAAGAAGAAAAAGTTGTTGTCATTCCTTGTCTAGAATCTTAATCATAAGGAGATCATAAAATGGCTAAAACAAGCGAAGTTACAGCGTTAGACGCAGGTTTAGTTACTAAGTCTAACTATCGTGGCAATGTTCAAGTTATTACTGTAACAGAAGCCACAGGAACAGCAGGTACTTCTTATGAGGCTACAGGCGTTCTTCCACAAGAAGCTAAATTAATCGCATCTATGATTAATGGCGCAGGTACTTCTGATATTGGAACTACTGCGGATGGCTCTACTAGCATTCAAGCTAATCAGGCTGATAATACACTTACCATTAACAACGCAGACGTTGGTGGTAAAGTTATTACTGTTAACCCTGATTCGACAGGTGCTATTAGCGGTTTCTTGTTAATTGCAACAAACGAGTAATACATTGGGGAGGGCAACCTCCCCATACCCCTTTTTTTAATTTGGAGAAATAATGTTTTCACCTTCTAAAGTAAATTTAGTAAACATGGCACTTTCAAAGATTGGTAGTGATCGCCTCCAAATTACTGACTTTGACACAGATAACACTATCGCCGGGACTCAAGCTCGATTACATTATGAATTTGTTGTTGAGTATCTTTCTAGGCTGCATACCTGGCAGGTTACTAGCTCATGGAAAAGATTAACTCCTCAAGTATTCCAAGTTACCTGTATTGGTGGAACAAATATTCCAGATTTTACAGAAAAACTCTATAGAGTAAAAACTCCATGGGAAGGTCAAACCACTAACCCCACATACGCAGTTGATGTTGGAGGTGGTGCTTCTTGGTCAACAACAGAAACGATTGAGTATGTGACTGATCGTTGGATTATATACACAAAAAATAACTCAGATGCAAAAACAGCTATTTTAGAGAATGTAACATCTGATGATGAAGTACCACCAAGAAGCGGTTGGACAGTAGTTTCAGCTCTTTCATCTTCTGTAACTAGTTCTGAAGTAAAAGAATTTAGACCTCAATCTAAATGGGAATATGCTTATCAACTTCCTACTAATTGTATTAGAGTAAAATATGTTACAAACACAAAAGAATCTGAAGAACATTCTATTCCTAATGTTTATTGGGTTTTAGATGAAGATACACTTTTAACAAATGAGGCTGATATTTATATATGCTTTAATAGAGGTATTAGTCTCGTCCAGACTGCAACTGG